CATGCTCCTCTCGTCTTCCATCCTGAAGCTTGTAGCTTCAAGCCTCTTGAAAGTCTTTCCTTTTAGATCCCGAGAAAGGCTTGAATCATCTTTATCAAAGGCTGCATAATGCACCCCTAAAGAATCTTCCATTGAACGCAATGCTTCGATCTTTGTTAGTGTACTAAACCTGTGGCCTACAACAGTATCTGTTGCACTCCATCCATCGTCACCCTCTCTGTAAACACGAATTAAAGCAGCAGGATCATCTTCGCTTGCATTAATGGTAAAGCTTGTCTCGGGAACATCAATTGATCCTTCTGTTGAGATCCTTGTGATTCTTCCGCGAGCAATACCACCAGAGCTATTCCATCTGACGAAATCGCCAACATCTAAACTTCCTGGCTCGGCCCTTACTTCAGTCCTTTCTCCTGTTGCCTCTTCAAACTCAAGTACTTCGTAATCGTTTTCCCTCAGCCAATCACGAGCTTCGGATGCAGTGAATTCTGAAAGCCTAAAGCGAATTGACTGCAAATCGGCTCCTTCTTCTTCTTCTTTGATGCCAAAGATAAAATCAACTCCATTCCCACCTCTATCATTGCTACGTCGGAAGCTGTCATATTGATCTGGATCGAGCAATCGTGCAGCGTGCTCGTTCGGATACGGCCTTTGAGCATCGCCCGTTTCCATTTTGCGATCCATTGATTCGACAAGTCTATCTGACCAACTTTTTCCTGCATCACCTCCCCATGCTGCCCATGCAACACGCCCTGGCGAGGGATAGCCACTTTCGCCTGGGCGGAATCCTTCTGCTTCTTTGTCTACTTCATGACGAGCGAACCATGCGCTCATTGCAACGATAGTTTCATCGCTTAACTCATCGCCGCTAAGGATTTGCGTTGCGCGACGAGCCGCAACCTCAGTTCCGCCTTCGCGTCCTTCGTCTTTCCATGCGCGGTAACGAATGGCCTCCTCACGCATACCTTCGGTTGGCATTGCAGGCATTACTCAATAACCTCCTCGGTTGGTTCGATGATGTCGCGGTCAAGCTCAACATTAAGGTCTTCCGCTTGTTGTTGCTCTCTTGATAGCTCAGTCAAGTTGTCGTAGAAGTCACCGCCAAGCTTCGCGACAATTTGTGATTTGGTCATGTAACCCGCTTGCTCCATCTCTCGATAAGCTTTTGCCTCTTTCAGCGGATCCACCCAATCCCAACCTCTAGCCATCCAGCGTGGATTGTCATAGCGCTCTGGCCTTGCATCAAAATCATCAAAAGGCAGCTCACCACTTAAAACAGCAAGATTCAGCCATTCGCGGAACACCCGCATATGGAAGTGCTCGATCATGTAAGACTGCACAACCTTCCAATGCTCTCGGTCCTCAAGAAGGCTCAGTCTGCTGCTGCTGTAATTTGTTTCAGAAAAATCGCGACTTAGTGTTTCGTAACTGCAACCAAAGCCAGAAGCGAATCTGCGCACTTTGTTGCGCACAAACATGTCAAATTGCTGATCAGGTGAATCGATATTCGGCACAGTTACATTCTGTCCAGGCTCTAGGTATTTCCACATACCAGGCTCAAACTCAGAAATCCTGCGCTCACCATCAACGTCATCACCTTCAAGCTCTCCTTCAGGTGAAGTGACAAATCCCATTACTGATGCGCCAGCACGAGCGCGGATAACTGCTGCTTCTTCGTATCCCTGAAGCTGATGCGCGTCAGTCATCACAGGATGGAACCAAGGCACTCCTCTGTTCTGCTGAGGGCGCTCGGGGATAAAAAGATGAATTACATCATCTGCTGGCAGGAATACATGCCTGCCAGGTACTTCCTTGGAATTCTGGAACCAGTAATCACCTGGATGTCTAGTCAGGAACGCATACCGGATCGGCCTACCCCACTTGTTAATCTCAACGCCCATCCGCCACTCATTTTCAACTTCAAGCGTTGGGCCTTGATACTCCTCGTCTAAATAATCAGCTTCAAGCATCTCTAGAGCTAGAGGTACTCGACTTCCACCAAATGAACGCCTGATAATCCTGAACATTGCCTCGCCCGACTCCGGCAAGGCACCTACAGCAAGCCACTCCATCATGTGAAAGCTATGCCGACCAGCAACATCGCAATGCTTTGACCGACACCATTCGCCCCACTTCTGCTCGATTAAACGATTGGCCTGATCACTCGGCCTACGTGATCTAACCTGCTGAACTTGTGACTGAAGCTTGATACCAGAGCCGACAACATTGATCTGCGTAGTTCGTTTTGCCTGCTTTGCGTACGGATTATTCCGTACCATTTCGCGACTGCGATCACGCAGCTTGCGCAAACTTGTACGAATCTCCGCGTCAGCGCTTGACTGGGTTGTCATCCAGTCATTGGTTAGACGCGAAATCATCGCGCCTGCATAGCCACGGCGACGACTACGCGAATGCTCTTTCGGGATTGGCTGCAAACCCAGCCTCTTAAGCAGTCTCGTGCGCAAACCCATCAGCTTTGCTCGAATCGAACATAAAGATTACGCGGGTCACCGAGACCAGAGGCAATAATTTTTGCCTTGTTCTCTTTGGCCACAATTGACTTTAACCTTGTCTCAAGCTGAAGCAACTCTGGAATATCGTATCGCTTTAGATTTCTATTTCCAATTCTGTACTCAGAAACAGCTCCTCCGCTTATTGCAGCGCGAAGAGCAGCCTGTACAGCTTCTAGATCCTTTTCGGCTTGGGTTCTGCCGTCGAATGCATCAGGCGTACCAGAAAACGCCAGTGATGGCTTGCACTCAATCTGTCCCCTGCTGTACTCAAGAGTAGACCCGTCGCTAATCGAAGTAGCAATAGCTTGGAAATACCAATCAGTGCTTGGCTGTAAACCCGTAGTAACAGCCGCAGATAACGTGGTTTTCCAGCCGCTATTAAATGCAACGCCTGTAGCACTCACACCTTCGCCAGCAGTATTCAGCCGAAAGTAATAAGTGAGCGTATGAGTTGTGCTAGTAACTGAATCGCCAAATACATCAACAGTTTCGGCATCAGTCCACACCGCATCCACGCCGCTTGTTATGGACGGTGGGATTGACATAGAAACAAATATCGCCAGATATGCCGAAGTCTAGCTGCTACCACTGCTTTATGAAACTCCTTCCTCCGCGAGGAGGAGAGGCTATTTTTTGTGTCTTTCTTTCTTCTGGCGGCTTTTCAAGCTGATCCCATAAAGTCCTGCGATCTTTAATTTGATACAAACGATTCAATGCAGCGTATGCGTAAACAAGTTCGTCAAGTGCTTCGTTTCTAGCGCTGCTCTTCTTTACCCATACCCTTTCTGGGAATCCATTCCTAAATCGCATGACCTGCTTTTCTGCTGTCAATTCTTGAAAATAATCTTGACCAACTGTCGGGTAAAAATGTAAATACCCTGCGCCTGGGTCATTATGCTTAAGTCTTCCAAATAGCAATGACTTAACAGTGTCAGAGCCAACAGGGAACACCTGTGCTCCTTTCTTCAGTGTTTTGCCCTTTGCATTCAAGTCAACCTTGCTTCCCTTGCCAATTGGCGGCTTGTTCTTCTGCGAGCTTCCCTTGATCGCAACTACACCTAGGTTTTGGCGCTCTCTCGCGTATTGATAGACCTCCATCGTGTGATGGCCTCCAGAGTCAATCGCCGTGATCATTGGAGTCAACTTTCGACCGTCGATGCCTTGATATGGATTCTGCAAAATCTCATCAAGTTGCTTCCACACATCCGGCCTGCTCGGGTCTCCGTAAATTTTGACCCGATCGATTAGCCATCCTTCTTCCTCACGTCCCCAGCCCCAAACACTTAAAGACAATCGATCGTCCTGCACGTCACAACCAATAGTCAACGCCAACGCTTCGCTAGGCACTTGACGATGCTGATACTCCTCAGATGCCGCACGCTCCAACAGCGAATCAGCGCCAACCTTCGACGCATATTCATCTTCCCAAGTTTCACCCAGTACTGTGTTAACAAAAGTCTTTAGCTGCTCTGCATCATTCTTTGCGTCTAAAAATTCTTCTACTAAGTTCGGCCAGGTCGCATTTGGGCTGTAGCTATAGGCTGCCCAGATGTGGAACGACACATGCTTGCCATTGCCTGGTGCAGTAGGTCGCCACTCTCCGCGTTCGACCATCCATCGCTTCTTAGCTGCTGGAATCCAGACACCGCAGCTATCGCAGGCATAGCTAGCAGTATTTGGATTATTATCCATCCACTTGATATTTGACCATTTCAAATACTGCATATGCCCACAATCTGGGCACGGCACGAAATAACGCCGCTGATCGCCTTGGTTGAACATTCGCTCAACGCGGCTGAAATCTTTAACCGTTGGCGTACTACCAGCAACGATCTTGCGGTTCCAGTAATATTCAGTCCTCCGAATGCCAAGCTTGATCTGGTCGCCTTCAGTTCCTGCAGATGGCGGGTAACCATCAACCTCGTCGAATAGAACTACGCGCCTGCTAACACGCCGGAAGCCACGAGGACTGTTCGCGCCAACAAGACTCAAGCTTCCACCGGGGAACTGCTTTTGCAAAATCGTATTAGCTCCATCCTTTGACTTTGCCTCGCTTACCAAGCCTCGCAAACAAGGGGTATCTCTAAGCATTGGCGCAATTTCTTCTTTTGAGTAACCCTGAGCATCCTCAATAGTTGGTTGAACTATCATAAGAGGGCATGGATCTTGATGAATATGATATGCTGCAACATGATTAAGTATTTTAGAGTATCCAACACGCGCAGACTTCATTACAGTTATTTGTTCTATTTTTGGGTCTGTTATTGCGTCCATTATGCCCTTTTGATACGGCAAAGTATGCCATCTTCCACCTTCTGCGCTAGATTCTGAACTTAAATACGCATAATTATCCGCCCATTCGCTTAAGGTCATCTTTTTTGGCGGCTTAAACGCCATAAATGCAGCATTTCTGAGCTTTAGAGAGTTACTCATTAATCCTCTTCAGAGAGGTCTTCAAGCGCTTCACGCACAATATCATCCAAAACGCCAATCGCGTCTGTGTCTAAATCTGGTATCCGCTGTTTTGCCTTGGTCGGTATTCCCAACAGCTTAGTTCTTGCTCTAGTGATAATCTCAACCCATTGATGTTCGATCTCTTCAGCCTTTACAAGCAAACCCTCTTTTTGCTGACGCTCAAGCTCAAGCAGTTCAGCTTTTAAGTGCTCCGTTCTGGCCCGAGACTCGTCATAGTCAGGTATCGCCTCACTTGTTTTGCTAATTCTTGGCTCGGATTTAACTGCCATTCTTTCCTCCTTGCTTCGTAGGGGCTTTTTAGCTGCTCCTTCGCCTGGAGGCTTTGGACCCATGCCAATCCTGGTTTGCGTGTTCTTCGCCCATTCTTCGCGCATAGTTTCGCTATTTACTAATGGCTTTCCATCTTTTCCTGCTATAGTGGAAAGTCGGCCTGCTTTTACAGCTGCATATACAGCTTCCGGTGTAACGCCCATTGCTCTAGCTGCTTCTGAGCGTGTAATTAAAGCCATGTCTTAGCTACGGTCAAATAATTATAGCGAACGAATAATTTGTGGCAAAATGACCGATTTTGAAAGTTCGGCCCTTGGAGTAACTATGCGTCTATGCGCATCGAAACAACTTTCCATTCTGATGCCTAGAAAAATAACGGGACTCGAATTAACCAGATCGGAAGAGCACACGT